GTGCATTTTCTGGAACAGCCATATTGTAAAAGTGACCAAAAGATGGAGTCCACCAATGTTGAGCAGATCCAATCTTTCCATTCAATCCTTCAAAAATCTCATCAAAGTAATTATTAATTAGAACAGTGTCACAATCCCAGTAAACACCATACTCAGAATCCAATTCCAATCCCTTGACATATTTCTGTCTCCAATAAAGATATCCAACATTCTTTTTAGTACTGTCGATTTGATTGCGACAATCAACAGTCTCAGCATATTCATGCTCAAAGATATTATCAAAATCAAATACCTTTATCTTCGCGTTAGGAATCTTTCTAATGATTGCATCTACACCAAGAGATGCTGAATCACGAAAGTTTTGTCCTCCCCCAATAACAGTATAAAACGTTATGTCCTTCATACTTCTTTGTTATAAACTTTCAAAAGAGACTGACAACGATTGATAAATGTGTGATGTTCTTTAACCTCATTCATCTGAAACTTAATCAAATCCCAGTTGTCCATGTTTGCCTGTGCTGCACCAAACAATTCATAGGTATCAGGACAATAGACCATACCTTCCTCAAACAGATCGAACACTGCTTTGGAGTTAGTTGCACCAACTTGTCCGTAACTAATGTTCTTGAAAATCCTACAAGGAATATAACCAGTTTTGAGATGATTACATCCAGTATCAGGATTATTGTCACCAAGACCAACACCACGGATATCTGGATTAATCCAAGATGCCTGAATTAGTTTCCTGTGATCCTCCCAAGATAATGAATTTGCCCAGGGATTATTGTGGGAAAACTCCACACCATTGTCTCGACATGCTTTTGCAAAAGGATTAATCTGATTAATATTTGACTCAGAAATACTTGCAAGATAATAAACTTTCTTTTCACGAGGAAGTTTCATATCATCAAAATTAATATCCTCAGGCATCAGATGAGTAGCCCAACTCATATAAACTGCTTCATAAGTTGCTTCATACTTTCTCCACTTCGTGGCAAGTTCATTACTAGAAGCATCTTTCTGATGGTAAGAGCACTTATCAAGTTTAGCATAACTATCCCTATCAGTTACATATGAATAGTTAACATCATTGATTTCCAAGTTGTTATATCGAACATCAATAATTCTACATCCCGCTTCAAGATACTTGAAAGGATCAACACAACAATGCACAAAATAAGTAGAAGATTCTACAAGAGGAATCTTATTCGAAGCATATCCCTCAGTGAAAAAGAGTGCATCGCCATAATCAAAATCTTCTGGATATTCATCATCATGAAACCAGTAGACTTCGTGACCAAGTTTTTCGAATCCACGTCTAAACCCATCATGAGTATATGAATGGGTGTGGGAGTGCATGGGATAACCCCAGATAATAATTTTCATTAGTACGGCGCGAAGTTAATATCTCTTGTTTTGTTTAAGGTGCCACCATCGGCTCTTGGACCAAATTGATCTGGATGAGTTCCTTTATATTGACCAATAATACCAGTATATGTTGATTGACCATAAATCTGGTCTAGTTGAATAAACATGGCGTAATCAAAGTCACGGCTCTGCTTACCTTGTACATCATTAAATCTTACACCATCTTTCTTAAAAGTGGAAGTCCTCCAAGAAACATAGGATGCATCACACTGTCCAGCAGCAGGTGAATTTCTTTTTACTCCAAGAGTTCTATCTGGAAGAGTTCTACCTTTGTAATTTGTATAGGGTTTGAAAATATCTTCCTCAGGAATCTCATAAAGTTCCTTGGTTTCAAATGGATTGTACTGAACAACATCAGAGTGTGCGTACTTAACATCAGTGTGGTTATTGTACCACTCATTTAGTTTTTCCAGATAATCAATGCGAAGATAATCATCATCACAAAGAACAAAGTTTACATCAGTTTCTCTACCCAAGATGAATGTGTTCCAGAATTTACACATTCTACTACCACCTTGTTCTGCCTTTCTTTCTGGACTATCTTCTGTACAGTAGTAAAAAACTCTTGGATCATCACCAAAAATATCTCTTACTGCTTGTTCTCCACTTCTTGTATTCGTATCATCTACAAAACAAAGTTCCCAATTCTGATATGCTTGTCTACGAATAGATTCGAGAGCAAACCTAACCATGTTAGGTCTCTCAAAATAGCACATCATAATTCCAATTTTATTTTCCATATCAGGCAACCAAATCGACTTGTAAATCTTCTGTCTTCTCTTTAATAATCTTTTTCTGTTCGGTAATATCTATTCCACTCCTTTTCATCATGTAAACACCAAGATCAAGAATCTCCCCTGGAATATCTTCACTTGAAATAGAATGAAGCATTAGTTCGTGCATATGACGAAGACCGTTCTGATAGAAAGGAAGAATCTTATCGTAAGTAGAGTTAATCTTTTGCATAAGATCATATGGTCCAAACCAGAACCAATCCTGATAATAACGATCTCCTCCACATTGAATTGATCCATCCATCATATAAACACGATCAGTTTCAAATTCAGAAAAATCAATTGAATCAATGAAATCGAGATCGGTTCTTGCGCGGATGATCAAATCATAGTCTTTCAATTCAGGAAAAGACATTGATTGAGTGATCGAATACCACTGACTTCTTTGACGAGTTACAATACTACGAATCACATCAGAATCCATACTTGGATCAAACAGACTAGTCGTAGGGAACTGCGAATAACCAAAGAACTCTTTTGGCTTATGAGATTCCACTAACAGTCCTTTTGGTTGATACATTTCAGTAAACTCGTCCAAAGGATTGTAGTCTTCTGGATATCGATCCTTACTTTCCCAAACAAATGGTTTTCCTAGGTAAGAATCATCCCACCAAAGATGAGCAAAGACATCAACATCATTATTTTTGAGAATACCCTTTTGGTATTGTTCAAAAGATTTTTTAATATATCTGGGTTGTCCAGAAAAACAAAGAGCAATTTTCATCAGAATCTAGGCAACGTAATATTGATAGGAAGTGGTTGACATGGAATACCAAAAAAGTCGATCATCTTTCGATGAATCAATTCGCAGCACCATGCTCCATTAGTTTGTTTCACACATTCTTCAATGCACTGATCAAGAACTGGAAATGCTGACATAAAAGCATCCATTGCTTTTGATCCACCAAAGTCAAACCAGTCGTTAATCATTCCGTCTGGTTGGTTTTGCATCCCAGAAAAGAAAATGGTGTCCTTTGGAAATCCGTGATACTCAATCTGATTGTGAACAACTGAATCTGTTCTCATTTTAATCACATAATCATACTTGAAATCATTTTCATATTCGTATTCTTTTTTAAGAGAACAAACACGCATCAAAGAATAATAATAAGAAATAATGTTGTTAACATCACGAACCTCAAAATTTGGTTCATCAGGATTATTAATCGATCCTTGCTTATATCTTTGTTGAGTAGGAAGATAGTTTCCAGAAAGATTCGAATCTAAAAACTTCTTACTCTTTTCAACAATAAGTTTTTTTGGTTTGTAAATCTCTTGAAACTTTTCAATGGCGTCGGGGGAGATACGCTGATCTTTCCATCCACCAGCACCACCATACTTATATGGTTTATTTTGCAAATCCTCATCAAACCACAGATGTGCAAAAATATCTACATCATAACTACCAATTACATTTTGTAGTATGGATGCTGAAACTTGTTCAACAAATCTGGGTTGACCAGAAAAACATAAAGCAATTTTCATTTCAAATACTCACTCAGATTATCATTGTCTCTGGGAATATTTATTGCTTCACAAGATGGGTATGCATTGCTCCTAGCAAAGTCATTAATAATAGTTCTATTGCAATGAGGAAGTCCCATAATCAATTGATCATAAGGCATTTTCCACTTTTCCATTTCTTTGATTGTTGTTTCTCTCAAAATCTCTGGACGACTTGTGGTAAGAATAATATATGTCTTACCTTTATTATAAAGTTCTCGAAGATACTTGATGTTATTTGCGAGAGGATCTCCGTTTCCAACATATGGAGGAAATTGAATTGAAGAGTTCGTTACGAGAGTTCCATCAATGTCAATGAACAAAGTCCGATATTGCTTCTTGTATTCATTCCAAACTTTAAGTGTTCCCCAATCTTTGTATTCATCAACGGAAAGACCAGAAAACTTTGATCCAGAGAGCATGAGATCATAGATTACATTGCTAATATAACATTCTCCTTGCATCTCTCTGAGTTTTTCAAATGAATTGCAGAACTCATTTGCATCAGCAAATCCATAACCACCACAGGAAAAAGTAGAACTAATTACTTTCTTCTCTACGATGTTAGTGATGATTCCATTTACATCCTGTTGAATATAACTCTTGTTTCTAGCATTGATATTATCACTACGATTGAGATCGTAGAAGGCAACTTGATTGTCTGTGCTAGTCAACTCACACTCATAATAGTTGTCAGAGTCTTTGATAAAGATAAACCCAGAAATCTCTTCACCTTTAATCAGTTGATAGACTGTCTCTGATTGTGATGTTGTGTACTCTGGAAGGTATGCAATATTAGACTTTGCTCGAATACCAAGCTCATCTAGTTCCCGCACAAATCCAGCACTGAATTCATACCTCTCCTCATGTTCAAGAAGAGTTACGAAATAAATCTTGTCAAAGAAATCCAGATTAAGTCCAGAGATGGACTCAACTGCCATGAAGCGATTCTTCTTTGGATGAGTCAACATCCACTTTGGTCTCATGTTCGGGAAGCGAGATGATTTCCCTGCCATTGGAACAATTAAAGTCTTCATACAGATCTGTCTTTTCCACTAGTGTTTTAAGTATAAAACGATGCTTATCGTTAGTCAAGTATGGTTCTATACGCAATAAGTTCATTGCGTCAAGAATTTTGAATGAAATTGTATTCAAATGTTTCGAGTATCTTTCTTCTATCTTTTCCCAAAGATAATTGTATATTTGATAGATTCTCAAATTATTACAGTTTTGTATTTTTAAATTCCAATGATAGTAAAGATCTTGTTTTAGTTTTGCAAAGTCTACAAGATAACTATCAATAAAAGAATCCAAAAAGTCAATTAGGTAAAGTCTTTTAGGGTGGAAGATTATATTCGCAAACGTCAAATCTCCATGACAGAAACTATAAGGTACTTTCAATTCATTATCAATGACTTTATAGATGATATGATATAAAAAATCTATATTTTCTACGTTTAAATTAATAAGTTTTTCATATATAATCTTCTTAGAAACATTCTCATGATATATTTTTGAATTCTCTATAAGAAAATCAAGATATCCGAAAATAGATTTCAAAACATTATCTACATCTTCAACATTAGCATAAGAAAAATACTCATCAAAAGAAAAACCAGAGACATATTCCATATCAAATGAAATGATGTCTCCGCGATTAACTTGATATATTTTTGGAGAGTCTAGATTTTGAAAAACAAAATGTGAAAACAATGATTGTTTTTTAATTTGTAGTTCGAGTCTTTTATTGTACTCTCTGGAAGAGGAATATTTTCTTAGTGTATTACTGTTGAGTAGTTCAATCTTACATCCAGACAAACCACTCTTCAAGTTAGTCATACCTGATACTTTGAATTATCTTTTGCAAGGTGAACAATAACGGGTTCAAACTCACAGTATCCAGCAAACACTTCTGGATAAGCAAACTGAGGTCCAAGAGTATGAACTTCGCTTTTATTTTCAATGAAGAACTTATTCATTTGACTTTCATCATGCCACACAGCAACGATTCCTCGTTCATCATCGCGCTTAACTCTGCTATCCAGTTCCTCAATCATACCAATCACGTCAGGCACCTTACCGCCCCATAGGCACCCCTGCCAGTAGGTCGAGATGTCATCTCCCTCAGAGATCGCTGCACAAGACCTAGAATCGGTTTCAAAGGCACCTGGGAACTTTGTATGAGGATTCATTCCCATGAAGTGACATGGATGATGGACACCAATATACTTCTTATCTGAGAAAAGATCTTCTTCCTTTACTGTGTCAACGATTCTCATATCAGCATCTAGGAAAAGAACGTAGTCAAATTTTTCTAGTTCTTCTTTTGCCTTCAAGATAGTACCGAAACGATGCAAAGTAATATCTGGCCAAGGAAGATGTTCTTGATGATAGATGATGATATTATCTGGGACTCCTTCTAACTGTCCATCAGTAAAAACAAAGTATTTCTTTTCAGTGTTTGGAGCAAGGTATTGCTCACATGCTTCATACCAACTTGGAAGAAAATTCAGATACTTGTTTGTGCCAATGAAGATAACTGCTAGTTTCATTTTTTAACAAAGGTCAAACTACACACATTAAGATGAGGGAATCCAGGAACTCTGAATAGATCTTTCTTACGATCAGACCATCTTCCAACAAGAGAAAGTCCTTGTTCTTTTGCAATCTCAATAATGGTTTTTGGATTCACAAATTCTCCAACTTCTTCATCCATCTGACAATCAGATGAAATCAGCATATGACCGCCTGGTTTTAAGCAACGATACACTTCTCTAAAAGTCTTTGTGAATTGAGTTTCCCCATCTGGACATACACCAGATCCACCACAAAAGTGAGAGACAGAACACAAATCAGTAAAGACATCGATAGATTCATCTTCAACTGATGGGAACCAATCAAACACATTTGAATCAATCATTGTGACTTCACTACCATCACAGTCATGATCCAGTCTACCACCAGTCTTAGTAGAGTCTACACCAGTAACCGTATTTCCCCAGGAACTGATTACATGAGGAACACAACCTCTTGCACACCCAAGATCTACTACTGTAACCCCATTCTCAGGATACAATTCTTGGAATCTTTCTAATACACTTACCCATTTTACGAGTGCATCAGATTTCCACCAAAGATCTTGATGAGGAAACTTATTTGGGTAATCATTTTCATCCCTTACGATTCTGGAATGACGAAGGTCATCTTCGTTAAACAATACATTCTTAATAGTCATTTGATGAAAAACTCAGGAAGTTCATTATAGAGGTCAGTTGCTTGTTGTAGAATATTCGTAAATTGTTCCTTCATATTTTCTGGAACAAGATCGATCTTAGAATTTCTAGACTTTTGCTGATATTGTTCTGGAACAGAACCTTGTCCTAGAAAATCAACAAAGATTTCTTTGGCGTAATTCCATTGTACATCTGATTTTACACAAAGAACAGGATAACTGACTTCTCTTTGTGTCCAGTTGTATATATGTTCATACGTCATGAACCAATCGAGTCCACCCTTAACATATTCTTCAAGAGTATAGTTCTTTTTGAACTCTGGTTTTACTCGATAGATCTCCTTAGATTCTGGATGCAACTCAACATTGTCAGTTCGAGTTGGGTGAAGAGGCAGACCCTTATTTTGAATATGAGTTACTGCCATATCTCTACGGAAAATAGAAATAACTGATTGTATTGGATCTCCCATTACAAAGATTGCTTTTTCAATCTCAGAATACATTGGTGGATAGAGTGTATGCTTACATCTACCAAAATTGATTCCTTCATGAAAATGATCATAATTACTTTCAATTCCAAGACCATTAATAATTTTGAATAATTGACTGGATGCACATCCACCAATACTATTCAATACTGTTACTTCACTCATTCGATTATCTCCCAATGCTCTGGATAAATGTCTTTTGTATTTTTATCTTGTAGTGCTGGTCCAAACCAGTTTTTAGGTGCAATAACTTTTCCTGTGTTTGCCAACCATGCTCCCCACCAAGAGAAAGTTGAGTTCGCAATAATAAAATCTGTACACATACTCATGAGACACAGGTCAATGTATCCGCTAGTGTTTTCAGAGATTAAAAATCTATCACCAGAAAAAAGTTCTTGTTCCTTACACCACTTTGGATCATCAGAAAAAACAACAATCGTGGCATCATCAGAAAACTTAGAAAGTGCCTTTTCATAATACTCTAATCCAAGATTATTATGATTTGCAGAATTAGTCAAGTAATCTGTTCTACGAATATGAAGTGCAACAATTGTTGGATCAATATCACCAGAGTAAAGAGATCCCATCATTTCTTTACATGGGTCAAGAATTTCTTTCTTAAAAGTAAAGTCTTTACGAATAATATCCTCTACGTTTTTGAAATACTTTTCTGTTTGGAAAAATCCATAAAGAGTTACCCAGTCTGGACATTCGTCGAAAAGTTTTTTATTAAAATGAAATACACCTTCTTGAACAATTGGTCTGCCTGCATCAATATCTTGAATATTCAAATTAGTGACACTACTCATTTCAAAACAATCAAACAGTTCTGTTCTGAGCATGTTTCCAATCCCATCATCTATTGCATCCTTATAATATGGAAAGCAAAAGTTGTGTCCATTGTTTGCTGCAATTCCTCTCAGTGCAGCATATTGAAACATTTGATTACCCAAACGTCCAAGTCTACCTAGGTGATTAAATCCGATCATTTTTATACGGGATGGTGAAAAAGATTTGTCTGTTTATAAGTCTCAACGACTTCGAGAATGTGATCGATCATTTCATCAGTGATCACAGGAGAACATCCAACAAAGAATACATTATCCAAAACTCTCGAAGCATTTGGATAATCTGAGGGGTTTCCAAAACCTTTGTATGCGGGGTGCATCAAGATATTACCCGCAAAGTAGTTTCTGGTTTGAACTCCGTTCTGTTCAAGATGCTGAACTAATTTTTGTTTGTTTGTAGAAACTGATTCATTTTCACAAACAATAGGAACACCAAACCAACTTGTTTCTGCTTTTTCAAGTTCTCCAATAACTCTAACCCCAGGAATTGTTCCAAAGATCTTTCCAATACGTTCTTTATTTTTTCTACGAAGAGCATGAATTTCGTCAAACTTTTCAAGTTGAATAAGACCAATTGACCCTTGCAGATCTGCTGGTTTTAGATTATAACCTTGAACACCAAAGACATACTTATGATCAACGTCCTTATCATAACCATCAAGCCAACGACTAAAACGTTTACCACAAACTCCATTTGATAGTTTGTTTTGTGCTCCAACACAATAACAAGCACGTCCCCACCATGCATAACTCCGAGCAAGTGCAATCACCTCTGGAATATTTGATGATACCATGCCACCTTCAATCGTCGTGATGTGATGTGCTGGATAGAAAGAACAAGATGCTGCAACAGCATGTTTTGTTAGATAATCTCCTTCCCACTTACTACCAAGAGAGTCACAATTATCGGCAATATACTCAACGCTATACTTATCTCGAATCTCTAAGAATCTATCAATGTTATATGCATTCCCAAGAACAGGAGACGAGAACACTGCGACAGTTTTATCTGTGATTTTGGATTCAAGTTGATCAAGATCCCAATTCAGATCTGTGTAATCAATATCAACAAATACTGGTTTTAATCCATTTTGAATGATTGGATTTACTGTTGTAGGGAATCCACATGCACAAACAATGATCTCATCGCCATCTTCCCACTCAAAGTATTTTTTGAGTGCAGCAATCATTACAAGATTAGCCGAGGATCCAGAGTTAACCATTACGGAACTATTGAATCCAAATTTTTTGGAAAACTCAATCTCAAACTTATTTACTTGTTCACCAGCAGACAACCACTTTCCATTGAGTAGAGTTGTAATTGCAGCAGATACTTCTCTATTATCCCAGTAAGGACCAGAATAATAGATTGGATTTCCTTTCTTATAATTTCCGTTTGCAAGATACGGAAATAGATTCTCTCCATCAGATTGAAGAGAATCTATAAACTGGTTAACCTTTTCAGTTATCGACATAGATCTTTAATGATATATTCAAGAGAATGTTTAGGTTCAAATCCAAGAGAATGAAGTTTATCAACATTCATCCAAAAGTCTTTGTTCTGAACGTTTTTGTGAAATTCTGGTGGATCAATGTATTTGATCTCAGAAGATGAGTTGAGTTCTTTCTTTGCCAACTCTATTATATCACATATCCTGGTAGGAACGCCAGACCCGATGTTATATATTTGATTAAGATCTCCCTCTCTACAAACAAGATCTATTGCGGTACACACATCTTCTACATGCATGACATCACGAATTGGAGTGCCATTATCATAAAGATTTACTGGTTTTTCCTCTTTCAAATTATTAATCATCCAGGTGATAGCGTTCTTTTTTTTGGAAACACCTTTGTCCCCAGATCCAAGAACATTGCATAGACGAAGAATACGATAATTTATACTGTACGTCTTACAAAAAGATATGAGAAGATCCTCAGCACATTTTTTTGTAATAGAGTAAAAACCAGTTGGATTGCAAGTAGAACTTTCATTAACTGGCAACTCATCAGTTTTTCCATAGACAAACCAAGAACTTATGAAGTTAAAAGTCATTGGACCTCGCTCTCTACACTTGTCCAATACTTCACAAAGAACTTTTAGATTTGTTTCTACGTCAAGAGTAACATCTTCGTAAACATGATAATTATGAGTTGTTGAAATGAAATATAAAATGTCTTTTGTTTCTGGTTCTCGATCCTCTCTGTAAATCAGAGAGTGTCCAGGGAAGAGTCGATTGAAATTACCTCCGACAAATCCACTGGAACCATAAATTGAAAACATCATGCTGGAACTTGGGTACTGCACTCCTCATCTTGAAGAGTAATAGTAGGTGCATTAATTTGACTATTAATCCATTCGTAAGTTTTACGAATACCTTCTTCAAGAGTCATTGAATAATCCCAATCAAGTTTTTCGCGAATTAGATCGTTGTTTGAATTGCGTCCACGAACACCAAGAGGCGCATCTAACTTGTGAATTCTATTGACTGCCTTTCCAGATACCTTAGCAACAGTTTCAACTAATTCATTAATTGATACCATCTCTTCTGATCCAATATTGACGGGACCGATGAAATCAGAATCCATTAGTCGTCGAGTTGCTTCAATACATTCATCAATGAATAAAAAGGAACGAGTTTGCTCTCCGTCACCCCACACTTCAATTGCTCCACCAACACCAGGAAGATATGCTACTTTGCGACAGATTGCTGCTGGTGCTTTTTCTCTTCCACCTTCCCATGTTCCTTTGGGTCCGTAAATATTGTGATATCTAGCAACACGTACAGGAATACCATAATTCCTGTTATAAGCAAAGTAAAGGCGTTCCGAAAACAGTTTTTCCCATCCATATTCCGAGTCTGGTTCTGCTGGGTATGCGGAATCTTCATGGCAGTTTGGATTGTCTGGATCGAGTTGATTACGCTCTGGATACATGCAAGCCGAAGATGAATAGAAGATCTTGGTTGGTTGATCTAGTTTAGGACGATTACAAACAGTATGTTCTTTAACAATTCCATCAAAAGTTTCATTTAATTTACGAACTTCTTCAAGAACATTTAGATTAATTACTGCGGAATTATGCATGATATCCGCATCATTCTCACCTGTAAAAACAAATCCAGCACCACCCATATCGGCAGCGAACTGATAGATCTCATCAAAAGGAAGAATATATTGATAAGGAACGCTACTATTAAAATTATTAAAATATCCGTGAAATTCAATAACTTTCTTAACGAATTTTGGGTCACGCAAATCACCAGTGATAAATTCATTTGCAGTCGTTTCAGAAAATTCTGGATAATGAAGATCAACTCCTCTCACCCAATAACCTTCTTCACGAAGTCTTGTTACCATATGACTGCCAATGAATCCACCAGCGCCAAGAACTAATGCTTTCTTTTGATATTGTGTCATTTTTAAAAAAATAATTAACTCAGTGTAGTGTATGCTCGCCACTTGCTTTTAGGAAGCAAGAAACCAAAGTCAGTTTATACGATTATAGTACCAATTCAGTGTTTGATACAAACCAGTATCCAATGTATATCTAGGTGACCAACCAATCTCATTTTTTATTTTTGTTATATCCGTAGAATACCTCCTGTCATGCCCAGGTCTATCTTGAACATATTCTATCATACTTTGACTTTTGTTCAAAATGAATAGAATTTTTTTAACTAGGTCAATATTTTTAATCTCACATTCCCCACCAATATTATACTTTTCACCAACCCTACCTTTTTTCCAAACCTCAATCAAAGCTTCGCAATGATCGTCAACATATAACCAATCTCTTATTTGTTGTCCATCACCATAGACAGGTATTTTTTTATTATCCCAAATATTATGAATAATTTTTGGAATCATCTTTTCATGATGCTGCCTTGGACCGTAGTTATTTGAACAATTTGTGATGATAGTTGGGAGTCCATAGGTATTGTGATAAGCACTCACAAAGTGGTCGCTAGACGCCTTAGAAGCAGAGTAAGGATTCCTCGGGTCATATGGAGTGTCTTCTCTAAAAGACCCCTCTGCAATGCTTCCATAGACCTCATCGGTTGAGATGTGCATGAAACGATTCACTCCATAATCTCTTGCAGCATCCAAAAGATTTACAGTTCCAACAACGTTAGAGAAAACAAATGGTTGAGAATTCTTAATCGAGTTATCTACATGACTTTCTGCCGCTAAGTGAAAGACATCCGTTGGTTTGTGTTTTTCAAATATTTCAAAGACACGTTCTCGATTTGAAATGTCTGCATGTTCAATTTCAATATCAAGATATTCTATAAGTCTCAGATCAGAAGCATATCCAAATTTATCAACACAAACAATATTCTGATCTACATTTTTTACAAGATGGTGCAACAAATTGCTTCCGATAAACCCTGCACCACCAGTTACTAATATTGTCATTTCTGATTATATTTTTCTAAAAGTTCAGGAGAGTATTGTTGAATTTCTGGAATATCCCTTTCTTCTCTCTTTGCTTTTTCAAGTTCGTAAACTCTATTCCTGAGTTCTGTTGTAGAGTATTGATGTCTCCTCAAATGATAAAAGATTTCAATGTCATTATCAATACAATATTGCTTTCCTGTAAAATCAATATTTTTATACTCTTCACTCAGAAATCTAATATGAAATGTCTGAGTCTTAATTAGATTCAAAAGATCTGCTTCTGTATCATAAAGAAGAATCTCATCAACATATTTACATCCTTGAACCTGCACATATCTTTCGTAGATTGATTGTACAGGTTTATTTTTTAGTCCAGGTCTATCTACGGTTGGATCAACTTGCAAGGCTACGATTAGATAATCGCACATCTGCTTTTCCATTTTAAGCATAGTAACGTGCCCAGCATGAAAAAGATCAAAGCAACTACAATTAAATCCTATTTTCATGATTAAAAGTACTTTTTTGGATTATACTAAAAAAGGAGGGTTTGTGCAACCCTCCCCCATAATGCTATTTACGCAAGACGCGCCACGCTATTTTGACTGAATAACGAAACATGCGGGGTAACCCCATCCGCACCAACTGCTTTTGAGAGAAGCAGTAAACTCCGAGGGTCAATTGACCATCCCGACCAGGGCGAGTTTTTTGTCTTCCCGAGACTTTAAGGGGTCAGATTGACTCCACCAGGGCAAATATATAGTCTATCCGAGACTCAGAGTGGAAGACTCATTTGCTTTTTAAGAGCAGCAACAAGTGCTTCTACTCTTGCTTCCAAAGCAGCGATTCTTGCAGAATCACCACTACCACCACCATTGCAAGGAGTATGTGCCTTCGCTTCTAGTGCTGTTAGTCTTTCTTCAACCAGTTTATCATATTCTGACATATATGGTTGTGAAGATGATTTTTCAGAGGTTGATGTTGAAGTTCTTCTAGTTGCCATTTTTATCAAATATTGACTAGTGACTATTTATAATCATGAACTTTTATTCATCATCTTGTACATAACAAGGGACACGATCTGGATCTAACCATTTGGCATATTCAATGTCCTCCATTGCAGTAGTACATTGCATTCCATTATCAAACAAATAAATGTCATTCCAGCGTTTAGTATATTCGTTTTGTTTTTGTAAACGATAATCTGGTTTGCCGTTGATTTCTAGAATACCAGCTTCAATAAAGCGATATCCTTCACGTTCAAGAATAACTTTGGTCTTCATGCAACTTCAATAGATTCAAGATCCTGAGCAATGTAGTCGATAAGCATTTCATAGTCATCAAGGGGATCACCAGAGAATACAATACCTTCGCCCTCATAGTACCGACGAACCTTTTTATAAAGTTTCGGATTCTTTACATCAAGATAAAATTCACCGTTTGCTGCACCACGAAGAGTTTGGATATCTTTCTTGAATTTGGAATTGAGAGTCATTGTTTTGAATGTTGACCTTAGTATTATAAGGGTTTGACTTGG